ACGTCCGTCATCGCTGCCCTTGCCGTAGTTGTCGGGGTAGAGGTCAGAATCTTGGGAAAGGAATGCATCGCTGTCAAATTGAAGAACACCGGATGCAATCAAAGCACGGTCATTACTGAACACCATTGCGCCACGGTTTAGGTCAAGAACTTGAACACCGACAGCGGCTGAGGAAACACCAAAAGCACCAGTCGGTCCAACGGCTTGAGGGTTAGTGCCTTGGAAGATAAAGTCAACAGAATGTACCTGAAGTGCTTGACGATCTCCAACGTCAACGTAACTGCCAAGGTCAATCGTGGCAAACGTTTCTGCTGTTGAATCAAGTGTCAATCGTTCGGTAAGCGTAAACATCGAGGTCTTTTTTGTAGCCATTCTTAATCATCTCTTTTAGGTGTCCGGGGGTTGTTTTTGTGCATGACGTACCAAACCGGTTCCCCCGGACAATAATAGTACATGCTCGACAGCATATAATAATCGCCCCAGCACATCACTTCTATCTTCACGGCGAAGCCGTACTACGGGCACGCCGGAAGCCGCAGGCTTCTATTACTCCCCCCAGCACACCCACCCCATGTTTAGTTCACCTATTTAGGGATTACTTTTATGCGTACATACATATAGTAGTGGCTCTTAGGAGTCTCATGGTCAAATACAAAGAAGCCTACAATCATGCGACGTCGATTATTGCTGAACTTGAACGGGAAAACCGGAAATTGAAGCAATTGGTGGAAATTGCCCTTGCACAAAAGTTCGACTTTCACCCCTTCAGCGCAAAAGATTTGGTAAAGGAGGAGGAGTAATGCCAAACCGTACCATCAGCCTCGATGAAGTGAGCGATGCGATCCGCAGGCAACTTGTCAAAGACGGTGAGAACTTCTCTCACTGGGTTCGCATGCAACTGCGGAAACATCAGCCGGGTGAAAGTGAACCGAAAGTGAAGCCTGCACCACCTCGAAACTACATGTGCAAGAATTGTTTTGGCAATCATTGGACTGCCGACTGTCCGACATTGGAGGCCTCTGAATGATTGATGTCGTACAGTGTCCATTCTGCTCATGCAAGATTCGCAGGCAAGGCCGAAAGACTTGGGAGATGCGATTGTCACTGCGCAATCATCTTATGTTCTGTTCTCGAGTACAGGAGGAAGAGTGAATGAAGTGCGACTGTGGGAAACAATTGACGCCTATCCCTTCTGATGACTGGGGACGCCACACTGTTGGAATCTCTTGTCAATGCGGAGTCTATTGGGATGTGGAACACACTGTTGACAAGTTGTATGGCACTTTCGTTAGATGGAATTGTGGCGTCTGCGGATCGTCGAGACAATTGTGCAAGAATGCGCCGCCAATCTCAAAGTGCTATCGTGGACCCGATATGATGACGAAGCATCTTCAACCCAAGTAAGGAATCAATGAGATAGCAACTTGAACAGTTTCGAACCCACCGACCAAACCGAGAGTAAGAAAAGAAACAAGCACGTTAAGTCGGATAAGACTCTCGAGGTTGGATTCTTTTTCTGCACGTCGTTCTTCACGTGTCATAAGCCACTGTGCGAATCGTTCGGTCTTGGTTGGTGCTTTCGTTTCTTCTATTGGTGTTTCTTCAGACATTTTAATTCCTCAATTAGATTTGTGCGCCCATTCGGATCGCAGAGATTTCGTAATCGAACATCTCCTGTGAAAATACTGGACCAGTGGCTGCACCTTCTGCTTCCATACGAGCAGCAGTTTGTTCACCTGCAAATTGACCAACAACACGACCAACCTCTGCGCCAAGTTGAATTGAACGTAGAAGTGGATGACCTTCAATACCGCGGTACAGACCAACTAAACCCATGTTCAATCAACGTCCGGTTCTTGTTGCAGTTGATACGAGCGCATGAGTCGCATCATATATTCATAATCTGATTCTTCCTTAGCAATGGCTTGCAGAATGTGACGACATCCGCTGAGGTCTATTCGGTCAGCAGTTATAGGAAGTCCAGGAATCAAAGCCCTGTAAGAATACACTCGATCACTGGCGGTTGGTTTCATGGAACCAAGTTGATTGTCGCTGTTCAAAGTTCCACCGGCATAAGTTCCAGTATCGACGTGGATCGAAAATGCTTGAACACGTGCAAAAATAGTTTCATCGAAACCTATGTTCGATGACGATCCCGAAAAGTTAGCATTAAGAAGAAACAAGACAACTTCAGTTGGAGTCATTGGCGAACTTGTCATTAGATCCAGGAGTATAACTGCATCTCCAACTCCGGCGTTGAATAGTTGTGGGTTCAGAACTTCTTGAGTTCCTGCAGCTTGAAAGAACAACGTCTTTTCTTCCATAGACATTCCAGCAAGGTCAAAGTAAGTCGATGACACGAATGTTTTACCTACTGCTTCCCAACCATTGCTAAGTGATGGATCAAGAATCCATATGCCGGGAGGGCCTTGGTTGATAGAAAGAAAACCATGTTCTTTGGTAAGGGTCTTCACTTCTTAGCCCCCTTCTTTTTCTTTGCACTCTTCCATGACCGTGCAGCCTTCTTGAAGCGTGCTTGATGATTCATACGTGGATGAACTTTCTTCAGACGTGCAAGTTCCTTCTTCATGTATTTGTTATACGCTGAAGGCGCCCGCTTGACAGTCTTGACAGCCTGCTTGACTGCTTTCTTTCCAGCCTTCTTTGCTGTTACACGTGCTTCTTGTTTTGCACTTTCAACAAACAGAGCCTTGAGTTCTTCAAGGGTTCCTTCGACTTTTACCAAGGTAAACACCTCAGTTGTCAGCAGCGGTGGATTGGATTGCGATGGCCATGAAGTCCTTTGCACCAAGGGTGACAATGGAAGCGTTGACTCGAATGGTCACGTTGATTGCTTCATTAGCACCAATAGCAGTTGTACGTCCAACGATGTAGAGTTGATCGTTCACGACATAACGTCCGTCATCGCTGCCCTTGCCGTAGTTGTCGGGGTAGAGGTCAGAATCTTGGGAAAGGAATGCATCGCTGTCAAATTGAAGAACACCGGATGCAATCAAAGCACGGTCATTACTGAACAC